CCTGTCCCACCACTTACGGGCGGTCAGGAGATGCTTCCAAAGAGTTGCTTCCTCAAATCCGATGATATGAGAAAGTAACTCCTGGTACAGGTGCACTGGCATCCTATCGGTCGCAGAAGACAAATCATATGAGTAAACGGTAAACTCTTTACCATGCTCACCCAACCTTAAAAGGATCGAATCCTTAAGGCGGGCTACACAGGCTTCCTGGTCAAATGTTCCGTCTTGGGGAATAGTACGTAAAATGTCAAAAACTAAATTATGGACAGGCTTCATAAGAAGCTGAGTCCAATAATCAGTTATGGCAACAATACGCACTTTTCCGGCCGGCTCCTCAATACGATGGAGACGGCTAAGCCAAGAAGTAACACCAGACTGCGCTATCCAAGAAGGATAAAGTATCCGATGGATGAAGGCAAAAAACCTGATCAGTATCTTAAACCAGATTCTATACCTACGGCCATAGACTGCACCAGCGTACTCCTCCTGGAATAAACGGATAGTATTATGAACACCAGAGACCAGCGAAGCTGCATCTCTGATAGCACTAACACTACCCATCATCCCATGAGGACCTACACTGGTACTTAACCACAGTCGGGGTCGCTTAAGTTTCCCTATCTGCAAGTGGCCAAGAAAACGTTCAACGGTGTCAGAAAACCCTAGCAAATGGTCAGCTTCTCCAGCATAACCATCTGTTATGGTCTCTACCTTGACTTTAGGGGGGACAACAAGTCCCCGATAAAGCCCGAGGAGGGTTAAGGTCAGCATAATACCGACCCTATCCCCACACCTGATCCGTTTTCTTAGATCCGCGGGTAAGAAAGAGGGTAAACCCTTTCTTAAACCCACGAACGGCGGACTAATGGTATTAGCAAGAGCCCCACCGCAACAAAAGTGCTCAACTACCCTTTTGCACTCTTTTAAGTACAAAACTGTAAATTCAGCACCGTTGTTACGGTAGAGGGAGCGAATTGACCGACTAAGGTCGGACAATGCGCCCACACCAAATAGGAGCACCAAGAAGTCAGTTAACTTCTTGATGCCTCCTCCGGTAATTAACCAGTTGTTTACTTGATTTAACATATGTTAGATTAAGAGCAATATGTCACTCCCTCTAGTGACTTAATGGTTACTGCCGTACGAAGCGTCGTACCGTTACAGGGGCGACATCCCCTAAGCAGGCCACCAAGCCACGTCAAGGGGACGTGGTCTGGAGGTCGGCACCGAAACCGGTCGCGGGAGGGGGCTAGAGGACACTTGACGTGAGGTACGCGGAACCTAATTCATCAAGGCATAGCCGGGGGCCCATCGCGACGCGCCTCAGCACCTGAGG